AATAGCCAGTCATTGGTGACATCGGACCCATTGTCATTTATAATCTGTATTTTAAATACAGAAGGTGTACTCATCGTGCCATTTGCTAAAACTAAGGGCATGGCATGTGAGTGCATATTTCTGCAAAACTGGCCTATTGTAGAAAAGTCACCGGGCTCAAAGGCAAACAATTCAAGTGAAAATGAGTACGCTCTTTTCTTCATTCCTCTATATTGTAGTGCTGCCAAATCTCTTGGGATATTTGAGCCACCTGCAATATAGTTTGTTTGACCGGAATCCTCATCAAAAAATCCTAAATCTGTTCCTGCACTACTTACTGCATAAAAAAGAGTATCACCGAATATCATTCTTGCCTTATCACCGACAGATGCTGTTTGCCAAAACCCAGCTTCGTCTAGATTGACCGAATGTGTTCCCAATCCAAGACCCACTTTCGGGGCAGGAAGAACATACTGGACTCCATTTATCTCGTCTAAACGTATATTTCTCCATTTGCCGTTGCCATCATTCAATGATGATGTATCTTGTTGGGTTAGCACTAAATATAAAGGAGTTGCCGTTTCCGGATATGCCCCTAAACTTGGTGGTACTATAAAACTGCTCATTGGTGATCTATGCCTTATAAGACTCGTTTTTTTCCAAAAAATCCATCAAAATATGTAGGCGACCCAAATAAAATAATTTGTAGATCTCTCTGGGAGCGAAAATTTTGTAAATATCTGGATGAAAATGACTTAATCATACGGTGGGCGAGCGAGGAGCTAAGAGTTCCGTACATCTGCCCGGTCAAACACAAGGTGTGTATGTATTATCCAGACTTCCTGTTCGAAAGCACCGAAAACGGTGAAGTGAGGACATATGTTGTCGAGATCAAGCCCAAAAAACAAACCAAACCACCAGAAAACAAAAAGAAGAAGAGTTATTCCATGGAAATGGCAACATACATGATAAATAAATCTAAATGGGAATCTGCTGGTAAATTATGTGAAGAAAATGGCTGGCAATTTAAGATTCTCACAGAGGAGGATCTTCACATCAAATGAGCCAAATCGGAAACATAATAACAGAATTAAATAGAACAGGATTTCAAGATTCCTCCAGATACTCCATATCGTTTTTTGGAGCTTCTTCTCTTACAATCCCATCCGAAAGGGTCATTTCTGTTGATCTCCCGGGTCCAAAATATGAATTTTTAAATTGTAACTATTGGATGGGAAACCAACACTTTAGGATGCCGGTTGGGGTCAAATTTGAAGAATTTTTGATATTGCAAATACTGGTTCCAGAAACTGAAAATGAGGGATTTTTCCGTTTCTTAGATGCATATACCAGTTCAAATTTCATTCAATCAAATACCGGAAGACTATTCAATGGGGGTGTCCCTGGTGCAGATTCTTTCGCATGGACCAGGAGTGCTTATGGTCTTGATATAGAAATATACGCACTGGACAAAAAAGATACCCAAGTCGGTAGATATGGATATTATGGATGCTATCTTGAAAAGATACTTCCTTTTAAATTTTCTGCAGATAAAAGCGAACCACAGACTATAACAATGTCGTTCATAGTAAATGGAATGTATTGAGGATAATATGATAACAGAATTATTGAAACAAACTTTACCTTCGTATGAATTAAAACTACCCATAAGCAAAAAACTGGTCAGATTCCGACCGATGACCGTAAAAGAAGAAAAAATTCTTCTTATTGCTCAAAAATCAAATTCATCAAAAGAGAAGGCATTGGCAATAGAACAAGTATTGTCAAATTGCTTTGAGGACATAGGTCCAGTAAAAAACATGCACATTGCGGATGTGGAAAAGGCATTTTTGGCGGTACGCTCCAAATCAATCGGAGAAGACGTTACCTTTTCATTGATATGTCCTCACACAAAGGAAACAATCAATATAAAAATGAATTTGGAGGAGTTTGATCTTCATGAAAATAAAAACCAAAAAAGCACGATCAAACTGTCTGACGATATGGTCTTATCTCTAAGATTCCCTTCATTTTCGTATCTTATCGATAAAACAGCATCAGATGATGAGATGAAATCGATCTTCACCAATTGTTTTGTCGAATTACAAACTCCACAGAATGTGTTTGTGAAAAATGAGATAACAGACGATGAGTTGAGTAGTTTTTATGATCTAATGACCAGTAAGCAGTTAGAGGAGTTTAAAAAATTCGTAACATCTATTCCTAGAATGAAAAAAACCGTCACATACACCACCAAAGATGGTGTCCAAAGACAAGTATCATTTACAGGAATCGAAAGTTTTTTCGCATATGCCTCAGCCACATAAGTCTTGGAGAATTCTATAGACTCAACTTCCTCTTACTACATGTTCATAAATGGTCATTGAATGACGTAGAATCAATGATACCTTGGGAAAGAGAAGTTTATGTGATACAGCTGGGGCAATATATGGAACAGCAACGAAAAGAAAGAGAAAAGATTAAATAACCATGGAAAACACAAACGCTCCATTACCACTAACAGACAACACATTTGCTTCGCCAAATTATGTCGAAACTACTCCTGAAGTAAAATCTTTGGACTCCAAGGATTTTACAATGTTGACACCTGAAGCTCCCGAACTGCCGGACTTAAATTCATCGCCTCTTATTCCAGAACCGGTGTCCAATAATGCAAATGCCATAACTCCCGGAACAACTGATATTGGAATAGAAAATGCTCCTAATGCCAATATAAAACAAACAAATAATTTGACCATGGAACAAGAAAAAACGAAAACAAAAGACTCTGCCATGGCAAGTAAATCTAGTCCAGCTCCCGTATCCCCCCCATCAAACCCCCCTTCCAGTGGGGGCATGAATAGTTCTGGTGGAATGGGAAATGTAATCAATATAAAAAACATGACCACCTTCGAAAAGGTGGCCATGGAAACGGCATTTCTGCCACTTTGGAGAAGTTTTAACGCCTGATTACTCGTTGGCAAGCTTCTCGAAGTAAGACATCGAATCCATCTCCTCCTCCGGCTCAGGAGTCGGATCAGCCTTCTTCTTGGGAGCCGCAGAGGGGCGTGGAGCCTGTTCAAGCTCCTCGTCCTCCACGGTACGGTCATCCGTCGAAGTCTCGCGGATGTTGCTTCCAATGACATCCTTGGCCTTCTTGGAAAGAACCTCGTAAGCCTTGAAGTTCTTGGGATCGCTGAACTCCGCAAGAGCATACTGCTTCTTCCACAGAGCCTCAAGCTTCTTGTCATCTCCCTCAAACAGAGCAGATGCCGAATCAAACTCCGACTTGTCGTAGTTGATGTAACCGGCAACAGTGCGGATCTTCATACGGAAGTTAGCACCCTGCCAGAAATCGAACGGATTCACCGGCTTCTCATCAGGGAAAGCGGGCTTCATCGTTTCCTGAATCTTGTCAAAGATCTTCTTACCGTACTTGAAGAGGAAGACCTTACCATCGTTCTGGGGATTCGCAGGATCCGAAATAACCAGAACATTTGAGATGTACGAGAGCTTACGCTTACGGTCGCGAGCGATGTTCTTGTCACTCTCGATGCCGGAATTCCAAAGCTCGTTGTTCATCTCGCAGATCGGACACTTCTGACCGATAGCAGTAGGACAATTCTCGATGTACCAACCACCCTTACCCTTGAATGCATGGGTATAGGTCTTGGCCCACGGAATGTCCTCGTTCTCGACAGCGGGGAGGAAACGGATGATCGCAAAGCCGCTGCCGCTCTTGTCGATCTCCGGTCGCCAGAAACGATCATCCTTGTAATCCTTCTTGGTTCCAAGATCCTCTTCGAGCTTCTTGGCAAGGGTGTCGATGCTGGACTTGCTACGCTTCTTAAAATCGCTAAATGACATAATGGTTCCTTTCCCCGGGAACTACCCGGGCCTTTTGTTGGTTGTATTGTACCATACTTCGAACAGAATGCAAGTCAGAAAGGCAACTTAGTCTTCGTTTTCGGAAGAAAATTAAGGTTTTGCCCCTCTGTCTTGATTTTTTCGAGTATTGGTTTCGATAGATGCTTTACTACGGCTTCTGGTTCGACATTATATTCTTCACATAATGTTATTACTGCGTCCATATAAGACACATTCCATTTTTCAACATAAAGCTCTACGCTACGAGAGAATTTGTTCTTTAAATCTAGTATCATACCCACAATTATACCACAAGTTTACAAGAATATATAGGTATGATTCCCAATTTTTTTGGAGAAACTATGGCAGTAGACAACGATAGCAATTTACCGGTTCCGATCGATGGTAGCAATTCTGCAAATATAGGAACGGATATTTATTCGTCTTCTGGTGTGACAGCACATGCTCAGGTCATGAAGGTGGCATGGGGTAATAGTCTAAATGTCACACGAACGGACGAAAGCAATCCTCTTCCAGTAAGAGTGTATGGATTGACCGGGAATCTGGCTACAGTAACTGTTACTGGTGCCGTCAGAGGACTGGGAACATTCACCGTAGGAAACACCGCTGGCTCGCCTGTTTTCGTGACCGGTGGAGTAAATTCATTCGTTTATGGTGTAGCAGGTGCAACTCCCGTTTCAGTCACTGGCGGAGTTTATGTCTTGGGTTCAGTCGGAATAACCGGTGCTGTTAACGTAACTGGTGGACGATTCCTAAGCCACACAACAGATACCGTACAGGTCACAGGATCTGTTGCCAGAGGATGGGTGTTGAACAACGCCGATGATAATGTCAGAGTGTGGAGCCATGCTGGTGGAACTTTAATTCCCTCTGCAATTTATTCTAGCACTGGTGTTCCGATCGGTGCCTCCGGAAATGCACTGAATGTTAATGTCATAGGTGCTGGAATAAGTGCAACAGTTAGTATTGGGTCAAATGTGGGTGTAGAAAACGTCATTGGAACTGTTTTGCGTGTTCAGGGAACTGCAAATGGAACTGCAATTCCAGTGACAATATCCGGCACACAAACTGTTGAGGTTGATAATTCAACTACTAATCCATTATTCGTAGATGCCAGAGGGAGCCAATTAACGATTGGTTCTCAGGCGGCAATGGATAATTTTGCTAATTTCAATAATTTTGAAAGATTACTTATTGCTAATAGACCGGGTGCATCTGTTCTTCATACTTCTGCACAATGGGAATCATTTATATGGGACTCTCTTGGCGGAAAACCGAACGGCA